GTGTAGTGTGGTATACTATATATAGAGTTAAGGGAGAGGACAGGAAAAGAAAACCTTAACAAATAAAATTTTTAAAGTTGCAACGTTGCAACAGAAAGGAAAAGACCATGGAGAACATCATTAAATCAGAAAGCACAAACATCATGAACACATTTAAGAGTAACGCACTCAGAGAAAGCACTCAGCGTATCTTTACAAGAATGGTGAATGTAGAGGATAACAAGAAAGCTATCTGTACAGACCTTGCGGAGATATACAACAAAGGTACATGGAAAGACGATTTCGGCGATTTTGGGGACTATACAATGACAATGTTTAACATCACAAAGTCAACAGCAAGCCGTATGAGAAGAGTTTCCGACAAGTTCATAACTGACATTAACTCACCGCTTGACGCTGATATGTATACTTTTAATCAGCTTGCTGTACTTGTAACTCTTGACAATGAAGTCATTGAGAACTCAACAGTAAATCCAGATATGACTATAAAACAGCTGAGAGAATTTGTCAACAGTACAAAGGCTCTTGAAATGAAAGACACAGAGAAAGCAGAGGAAGCAGAGGAAGCAGAGGAAGCAGAGGAAAAGGAAGAGGAAGTAACAACGGCTGAAAGTTGCAACGTTGCAACTAATGAAGAGGAACCCCCAAGAGGTATTCAGCATTTTGCAAGACTTAAAGATTTGTCAGTTTGGGTAAACGCGCTCATGGAGAAAAGAGAAAACCTTGAAAATATTGACATAAGTTTTGACGTTACAACAACACACACTGAGTATTAACTACTCAGTGTGAAAAAAGGAGTGATTATAATGAAAAGGCTTTTTAAGTGCGAACTATGTGGCAAGATTTATGAAGATGAAATAAAAGCTAAACAGTGTGAAAAAGAGCATGAATACCCATCAGAGGTTAAGCCCCTTGCTTATGGTGAGGGTTCCATATACCCATATAAAGTTAAAGTAAAGTTTGGCAATTGTGAAGCGGTTTACAGATATAACAGCGGTTTGTGGGGTATGTAGTATGAAAATAACAATAAAATCAGTCGTAACAATCCTATTGACAATTGTTTTTTGCCTACTATCATTAGCAGGAAAAATAACAAGTGAGCAGTACATGACAGTTTTTACAACTGTAATAGCATTTTATTTTGGCACCCAGTTTTCGAAAAATGGTAAAGTATAATGTGGGGCACCATAATAGTAGCAGTGCTGTCCTTGATAGGCACATTCATCGGAAGTTATTCAGGGTTTAAGCTAACAGAGTACAGGGTGCAACAATTGGAAAAACGAGTAGCGGAGCATAACAACTTTGCAAGGAGATTACCAGTTGTTGAAGAACAAATAAAGGTAATTAACCATAGATTAACAGATTTAGAGGTGAAAGAAAAATGACGTTTAAGGAATATATTTCTAAAAACCTAGGAAAATCAATTGAGTTTGACGGGGTTTACTCTTATCAGTGTTGCGATTTAGTTAATGACTATATGCAGAAATGTTTTAACGTTTTCACATACTATCCATATAATTTCAACGCTCAGCAGTATTTCACAAGGTTCAATGAGGTATCAGCTCTTGTAAAAAATTTTACAAAAATTGCAAACACTCCTAAGTTTGTACCAATGCAAGGTGATATTTGTATTTTTAAGTCGGCTGACAACATCGGACATATCTCAGTAGCAACTGGTGAGGGAAATACAAGCTATTTTTACAGTTATGACCAAAACTGGAACGGACACAACTTTGTAGCAAAAGAGCGGCACACTTATACTAATTTTTTGGGAGTCCTGAGATATAAAGGCAATGCACTTGACACAACAGGGTTAAAACGCGGTGATAATAATGCAGGGGTTTACGCTTACAAAATGATGTTAAAATTGGCAAAGACTTGTAAAATAATTAGTGCAGGCGTTGATTTTAACGGCATTTACGGAAAAGGCACTGAAAAGGCTACAAACGAGATTTTACGAAAGTTGAAAAAGAAAGAGAATGGAATAGCAGGGGTGAAACTAATCAACGCACTTTATGAAGCTATTCTTGACAAAATAGTTAATTTTTAACAGTTAATACGTTATGTGAGCATTTAACAATACAACAGCAAATTGATAATAATTAACATTTACAAAATAAGAGTGCTAAACTGCTATTGTTATCTACCGTACATAACTATTATATACTATTAAACAAATTACAAAAACATGGAAAGAGGTTTTAAAAACATGAACGGATTTAACGTAAACATGAGCAAGAAGGATATTTTTAACGCTAAGAGCGGAAGTATTTCAATCAAGACAGCAGAAGCGGAAGAGTTTCACACCGTTTCAGGGTGTGCAGTGGTAGAAAATGGGGGTCTGGACAGGGATAAAAAACCATGTGATATAGGTTACATCGCTACAGACGCCGGAGTTTTTGGGTTTTCCTCTAAAGTATGCTTGGAGCATATGGAAGAACTGGGAGAAATTCTCACGGAATGTCTTAATTCTGGGGAGGAAGTAAAGGTAAGATTTGTCAAAGGCAAGTCAACCAATGGAGAGTTTTACTCAATTCAGATACAGTAAATAACAAAATCGGCAGAACGTGGCAATAAAAAGTTGCCACGTTGCAACCGATTGAAAGGGGTGAAAAAATGGGTTCAAAAATAAAGCCATGGAACTGGAGTGAATTTGGAGTTTCAAACATAGACAAAACACAGTTAACTAGCTACTATTACAAAATGTTACTAAATCGTGTTATTAATATGTTTACATGGGAGAACTTACCAGGCACCATTGATGAACAAGTAATGAACTTTTGGTTATTTGTAACAGGAAGAGTTGTATTTACAGAATTTAACGGAAAGTTATATGCACTAAATGGAAATTATGGGGGCTATCCTAACGAGTATTATTTGCCTACAGAATTTGTTGTGGCTAATCCAATTTTAGGAAATAAAATTGTAAAGTTAGACGTTGACGGAGTAGCAATGTTTAACAGTGATACTGACAAATACCCCACACAAACAATGACAGGTGGTTTGTATCCTATACTAACACTAACAGCAAATATGCTAGCCGATTGCGTGATAACAATATCCAGTGCATTGAAAAACGGCAGAGTCCAGACCGCATTTTTGTGCAAAGATGATACAGTGAGAATTGCAGGGGAAAAAGTTCTAAAACAGTTATATAATGGCAACCCTGCTGTCATGATTGACGACACAATTTTGAATTGTATTTCACCAATAAAAATGGCAGATAATACAAGTGTTGCTACAATCCTACAGCAGACAGTTGAAACGTATCAGTTTTGGCTTGCAAATTTTTACAACTCAATAGGTGTAAATGCAAATTTCAATATGAAAAGAGAACGGCTGAACACAGCAGAGGTCAACATTAATGATAGTGCATTGTTTGTGAATGTTGTAAATATGTTAAACAATAGGCAACATGCACTTGAAAAAATCAACAAAATGTTTGGTACAAACATAAATGTTGAAATTTCTGAGGAATGGAAAGACTTAACAGAAACTGAGGAACCTACAGAGGAAGAGGGGAAAATGTAATGCTGAAGATAATAACGCTGAATGAGTGGGGTGAAAAGTTTCCCACTATAAATACTATCTTTGACAAGGTATCAGCAGACTTGAAATTATTTACAGTTTTTACATCGGCTGAAATGTTCTCATATTTTGTAAACAAGTTTGGTGAGCGGGGATTTTATCTGTATTATGATAGCGAAAATGACGCAAATAATACTTATAAAGTGAAACAGGCAAGCGACTATATAGCATTATATGGTAAATCTCACAAATACGAGTACGACAAGTTAGTTGATACTCTATCATTGGAATATAATCCCATTGAAAATTATTCCATGACAGAAAAAGGAACAGACACAAGAACACCAAACATCACGCAAACAAACAAGGGCGTAAATACAAATACTGTAGGGATTGACACGTCAATTACAACGGGAAAAACAACTTTTGATAAGTCCGACAGTTTTATCAATGATACGAAAACCGCCAATACGGGAACTAATACCGATACACAGGATATAAACACTACAGTAACAACGGCAGGAAATGAGAAAACTGTACATGAATTTACAAGAAGTGGTAATATAGGAGTTACCACGTCTCAACAAATGATTGAAAGTGAACGCCAAATAGCAATGTTTTCTGTAGTTGATTTATTCGTCAAGGCAATTGCCGATATAATTCTAATCGGAGTATATTAAAAAGTTGCAACGTTGCAACTAGGAAAGGAGAAAAAAATAAAATGCAAAAAGTGAGAAGCCCAACATATGCGGAAAATTATGTCAATCTTGCGAGAGCAGTTGTATTAAAAGTAGTAGTTGATACACTCCAAAATAAGGAAGATTTAAAAGACTATATTTTATATAGTGATGATTTTGTGTTTTGGTTATGCCTTGCAGATTGGTTAAAATATGAAAATGTTATTAAAGATAAGTTTTCATGTTTTAAAGGGGTTGACAATACGCTAAGAAAGAAACTAAATAACTATTATCGCTTAAAAGGCGACGAAATGAAAAGAGGTAAATCATATGAAAGTTACACAAATTGCCGCAATTTTGAATGAAGTACAGCACGAGATAATTGGTGAGAGTGCCATAACAACGGAAAATCTTAAAAACGTTGTTGATATGGGTAAGCAGATTTTGGAAGCCACAGACGTTGATAACTATGTTCGCAAGCTGATTGACAAAGTTGGCAAAATAATTTTTGTAGACAGGGTTTACAACTCGACATCCCCTAATATTTTGGCGGATAGTTGGGAGTATGGCTCTGCAATGCAAAAAGTACGTTGCGAAATGCCTGATGCGGTTGAGAATGACAGCTGGAAGTTGACCAACGGTCAGAGTTATGACCCATTCGTATTTACTGCGCCTAACGTTCAGTCAAAATTCTATGATAGTAAGGTAACATACGAAGTACAGATGTCATTCACAGAAATGCAAGTCAAGAGTGCATTTAATTCACCTGCTGAAATGAATAGCTTTTTTGCCATGATTGAGAACAGAATACGTTTTAAGCTCACTTTGTCAAATGACATACTTAAAACACGAACTGTTAACAATCTTATCGCAGAGAAGATACACAGCAAAAACAATGTTGTCAATCTTTTGGAAATGTATAACACAGAGTTTACACAGACCCTAAAAGCAACTCACGCTCTTATGGATAAGGATTTCCTTAGGTACGCTATTGGAAAAATCAAGGAGTACATCAAGTACATTCAGCGTCCCTCAATGCTGTTCAATGACGGCGGTTACACAACTTTCACCCCAGAAAGTGACATGAAAATGGTGCTTTTGTCAAGATTTGTAAATACGGCTGAGGTTTATTTACAGAGTGACACGTTTCATAATGACCTTGTGAAGCTAAGTGGTTATTCTGAGGTTCCATACTGGCAGGGCAGTGGAACGGGTGAAACGTTTGATTTTGCAGAAATTTCAAAAATCGATGTTACAACTGCTAGCGGCAACAAGGTATCTCAAATAGGTATCATCGGAACTATCTTTGACAGAGACGCTTGCATGGTCTGCAATGCCAATCCAAGGGTTACAAGTATTTACAATCCAAAAGGAGAATATTGGAATTACTTCTACAAGTACGACGCAAGCTATTTCAATGATACAATGGAAAATTGTGTCGTATTTATAGTAGCAGACACAGCAAAACCAGTATAACAAAATGATAGTTAAAAACGTTGCAACCCCTAAAGTTGCAACGTTGCAACTATATTGAGGTGAGAAAAAATGCCAATTATAACAACGTATCAATGTTCTCAGGACGTGAGAACTATTCAAAAAACTGTAACAAAACCAATTGAATATAATTGTGAAATACTAGATACTATGAACAGTTTTTCACCCCGTATACGACTGTTTTGTACGTCCGAAACGTTTAATGCAAATATGACATATATACCATTTTTTGATAAATTCTATCATATAATTTCAGCGGACGTTGAGAGTGCAGAAACTATTATTTTACAATGTGAGTTTGATATATTTACCTATTCAGTAGCGTTGCTATCCAGTGAATTTTTAGTTACTAGAAACGAAAATATAGGCAGTACATACATACCCGATACAATGTTACCACTAAAAGGTAACAAAGAAATGAAGGTTATTGAATTTACTGGCGGAGATTTTAACCTAGACACAGCCACAGCGAATAGTTACAACTTTATTCTAAACGTTGCAGGTGGCGGAAGTGACCAAGGAACAGCAGAGAATGAGGGGATGAACATATGAAATTAAATAAGGAAATTTATTCCAGTGACCGCAGTATATCCTTAGATTTTTTAAGTGGCATTAAAACAACTCAGTCATTAGAAACTTTGGTTAATAATGGTAAATTACAATTAAACAACCCCATTGATGAAACGATTTTTTATGCGGTTGATTTTAACCCTCCTGACGATTATTTTATAAGAAGTGGGTACCATGAACCTCATCAATCGGAATTTGTTAAGGGAACGAAGACTCCGAGCGGCGTATGCGCTATGTTTGGTAGATTAAAAACTAATGATATATTACAAAATCGCCCTGTACTGGCTAACAAAACTATAGCTACATATCATAGACTAGCATATGATAGTGACAAGAGTGATGGTTTAGGCTATTATTTTGGCACTGAGTATAAATTGAAAGATTTTCTTTTTTTGATTCGTGTGATAGCGTCTAAATTTGAATATTCTGATATGGGTGACGTATCGTCATTTAGTGATCCAATTGACGTGGACGTACAAACATTTGAAACCACATATAAAAATACACATCATGTTGTAGGGTTATACGCACTACCCTATTATTTACGAGCTGAACTTCATGATAGAAAACGATGTCAGGGCTTTAATATTATACCATTTTGCACATATTCAAAAAATTCTATGACGGATAATTATGATATTTATGGCGCGTTATATTTGGGCGATGCTGATCAGTCACACGCTATTTTAAATACGTTTATATATGGGGTTGATGCAATATACTATACTTATTTTAATACTATTAATCATATTTATGCAAATTTAGGGTTTATTGATTTGTGGAATAAAACATATTTTGCTATTGGTTCTGATGAATATACGGGATATTTACCAGTTTTCAAATATAGCATAGAAAACATTCATAAGTTATATAGCAGAATGGGAACATATTACACATTTTCGGAAAATTTAGCAAAACAGGAAAATCTAAACCAAAATGGAATATATTGCGGTATTATATCAGACGATGGAAAAATTACTGGAAAGTATTCTGAGGGTGTAGAAAATGCGGAACAAATTCAGACAACATGGGATAACCCGACAGATTGGCAAAATAACCCATTTAACGGCATAGGCAATACAGACCCGAACAATTACACTGATAAAATAGACCTAAACAAGCCCACACTGTCAAACGTTAACGTGTTTAACCGCAGTTTCGCAGTAACATCAAACAGTGTTCGTCAATTAGCAGATTTCTTGTGGAACGCTGACGAAACAAAATTTGATGAGATTGTAAAGGGGTTAGCGTTAATGGGCGAAAACCCTATGAACGGCATAATTGATTTGCGTTTATTTCCGTTTAATGTAGCTTTGAAAAATTCGGCCACGCAAGCAGAGCCCATTGTAATAGGCAGAACAAACACGGGTGTAAACGGCATTAAATTGACGGAAAATGTAAACAGTTTAATTGATTTAGGTGAATGCACATTTTTTACTAAATTCAAAAATTTCCTAGATTATGAACCATACACGACAGCTCAACTATATATACCCTATATAGGGGTTGTACCAGTTTCAACGGCTGAATTTATGGGACATAGAATATCAGTTAAAATGATAGTTGACTATACCACGGGTGCTGGGACTGCTATAGTGTTTAAAGACGACATACCATTTATTTACAGAAATGGTGTAGTAGGGGTATCAATTCCAATGACTGGAACGGATAGCTCTACATATGCTGATACAGTTATTGGAAATGTTGTAAGCGGTGCTGTTAGCGGTGCAGCGTCAATTGCTAGCGGAAATATGGGCAGTATGGTTAGTAGTGCCGAAAAATTATATAGCGGTTTTGCGACTGGTACTAATTACCAAGAGGCGAGTGCAAGTTCTCCTTCGGTTGCAACGTGGCAACCGCAACGCTGCTATTTCATAATTGACAGGCCTATTTTAAATGTACCTAATAATTACGGGCGAACAATTGGTTTTGCTTGTGAAAAAACTGGAAAATTGTCTGATTTTAAGGGTTTTACAGTTGTTAGCAACCCTGAAATAAATTTCAAGTGTACAGACAGCGAAAGACAGTATATAGTAAATATGTTACAAGGCGGCGTATTTGTATGATGAATGAATTTTATGCAAGTGGTTTAACAAATGAGCAGTTGAAAGCCGAGATTTTAAGGCAGGGGCGTAAAGCAAATTTACGCCTAAACCAATTGAAAAAAAGTGGAATGTATAGCAAAAACCCTATAATTTCTAGTAAATGGAATACATTTCTACACGAAAGTAAATTTTCAACAAAAAAGAATTTTTTTAAGACGGGTACAAAAGGTGAAACGAGAACAGAGTTACTAAAACATTATGTACAGATTAGGCAGTTTTTAGGACAGAAAACAACAGTGAAAGAAACGAAAACTATCATGTCAAAACACGCAAAACGTTTAAATATTTCTGAGGAAAATGTTGATAGAGTTCTATCAATTTTTGGTAATAGCGGAATAAGTGCGGAGTTACCTAACAGCGATTTTGTGCAACAGTTTATTGCTGAAATGGTTGAAAATGGGTTTAATGATAATGAAATAAATTCATTGTTGAATACCCTTGAAAGTTCAGCACGAACACAAAATGAAATGTATGACTTAATGCGTGAACAATTACAAATGCTTGAATAGTTGCAACGTTGCAACTATTCTTTAAAGGGGGTGTAATAATTGATAAATGTAAATGATTTTGATTTTAACATTCTTAAAAATTGTAATTTACAAACAGTTGCAAACCGTACACGGAATAATCAATTTATCGAATATTACAACGCCCCATTTGCTTTTGATATTGAAACAAGCTCATTTTATGAGGGTGAAAATAAAAGAGCCTGTATGTATATTTTTATGTTTGCATTAAATGGAAATTATGTGTATGGCAGAACATGGGAAGATTTTGACTTTACATTAAATAAGTTAAAAGAAGTGTTACAATTAAATGAATACAAAAGAATTATAATATATATTCACAATTTAGGCTATGAATTCCAATTTTTAATCGGTCATGCGCGTTTTAAAGATGTTTTTGCGAGAAACGCGCGCCACCCAGTTAAGTGTACTATGAATGAATGTTTTGATTTAAAGTGCAGTTTAATGCTCAGTGGTATGAATTTAGCAAAAACAGCGGAAGACCTAACAAGTGTAAAAATACAAAAATTAACAGGTGATTTGAATTATAAACTTTTAAGAACCTGGAAAACACCACTAACAAAAGAAGAGTTAGGATACTGCGAACATGACGTTAAAATATTACACTATTTTATACTTGAAGAAATGGCAAAAAATGATAATGATATAACAAAAATACCATTAACTAAAACAGGGTATGTAAGAAAATATTGCCAAAACTACATTAAAAAACACACATACTATCCAAAATATAGAGAGAAAATAAAAAAAATAGCCCCAGTTGACAAAGATTTATTTTGTTTATTACATAAAACTTTTATGGGCGGTTATACTCACGCTAACTATATGTATGTGGGAACGGTGCTTGAAAATGTTGCCAGTATTGACTTTACCAGTTCTTATCCGTCCGTTATGATTAGAAAAAAGTACCCTATGCAACCATTTACAAAAGTTCACATAAAAGATTTAACAGATTTTAAATATTGTATTAAAAATTATCCGTGTGTTTTTGAGGTAGAATTAACTAACGTTATTGCTAAAAAATGTAATCACATTTTATCACGTTCAAAATGTTCTGTTTGTGATAATGCGGTAGTTGATAATGGTAGAATTGTATCGGCAGATAGAATATTTACATATTTTACAGATATTGACTTTAAGGACTTTGAACAATTTTATTCTTATGAACATTTGTCAATTGGTAAATTTTACACGTCAAGTTATGGATATTTGCCTAAACAAATTATAGAATGCGCGTTAAAATTTTACAACGATAAGACAACATTAAAAGGCGTAGCAGGAAAAGAAGTTGAGTACCTAGTCGGCAAAGGAATGCTAAATAGTTTGTTTGGTATGTGTGTGACAAATCCTGTAAATGATGATATTACTTTTGACGGAAAAGAATGGAATACGGAAAAAAAAGATATTATAGAAGCACTACAAGAAAATTACATAAAAAATAAAAAACAAGTACTAGTATATCAGTGGGGAGTGTGGGTCACTGCATGGGCAAGACATGAACTTTTTAAGGGTATATTAAAAATTAATGACGATGTTATTTATTGTGATACGGATAGTATAAAATTTTTAAATTATGAGAATTATGAAAACTGGATAAATAAATATAACGAAAATTGTATTAACGAGATAAACAAGGCATTAAGCTACTATGAAATTAATTTGAATTTAGCTAAACCTAAAACAATTAAAGGTGCTGAAAAGCCGTTAGGGGTATGGGATTTTGAAGGAGTTTACTCAAAATTCAAGACGTTAGGTGCAAAGCGTTACGCCTATGAGCAGGACGGAAAATTTAATATTACAGTTTCAGGATTAAACAAAAAATGTGCCGTCCCCTATATAGTTGCAACGTTGCAACCATTTGAATTTTTTGACAATGAAATGTATATACCAAAAGAGTATACAGGCAAAAATACATTAACATATATTAATGACCCATACAAAATTATGGTAAAAGACTATCAAGGAAATTATGCGGAAGTGTCAGAAAATAGTTACATACACATGGAAGAACAAGATTACAACATGTCATTATCGGAACAGTTTATATATTATTTAATGTGTGGAACAAATTTTGGTAACGGTGCAAAAGAACATACATTATTTGAAAAAAGCCAAGAATTGGCTACAAATTTTTGGGAGTGTGATTTTAATGAGAAATGAATACTATTCACTAAAAAAGATTAATAAGTTAAATGCCTTATACAATTTAATTATAGGGCAACGCTCAAACGGAAAAACTTACGCAGTATGTGAGCAGGAAGTGAAAGGAAATTTTAAAGAGGGGTATAGAATGGCATATATTAGAAGATATGATGAGGAAATTATGCCAAAAAATATACAAAATCTTTTTAAGCCCCATTCAGCTTTAATTGAAAAGTTATCCAATGGGCAGTTTAACAGCACTGTATACAAGAATAGGGAATTTTTCCTATATAATACAGATACGGAAGAAAAAAGTGAACAAAGTTTTTGCAAGTGTTTTTCTCTTAATGCGTGGGAACGTACAAAAGGTGCTGACAATGGTTACTTTAAATATATACTATTTGACGAATTTATGACCCGTTCTTTTTATCTTAATAATGAATTTGTTACATTTACTAACCTTTTATCATCTATTATTCGTGATAGAGATAAAACAATTATTTACATGATAGCCAATACAGTAAACCAGTACTGCCCGTATTTTGCGGAAATGGGTTTAGGCAAAATTTCAGATATTAAACAGGGCGACTTGAAATTATTTACATATGGTGAAAGTGAGCTAACACTAGCCCTTGAATATTCTGACAGTAAGGGTAAAACGGAAAAAGTTAGTAAATATTTTGCTTTTGACAATCCTCAATTGAAAATGATAACTACAGGACAATGGGAAATTAAAAACTACCCCCACGCCCCATGTAAGATTAAAAATGAGAATATTGTATATAGGGCGTATATATTTTTTGATAGTGACATTATAGCTTGTAATATTGTGCATTATGAAAATACTGTTTTTCTATTTTTTAACATTCAGACAAAAACGGAAAACCTTGATTTAAAAAAAAGAGTTGTGTACAGTTTTGAAACTGACACGAACCCTCTACACGTTCAATCACTAGCAGAACAACCGACAGATGTACATAAACTTATTAATAATTTAATAACATTTAATCGTGTGTTCTATGCGGATAACTCAGTAGGTGAAATTGTTAGAAACTGGATAAACGCACAAAGCAAGCACGCTATCAGTATAAGGACATAAAAATAACCCCGTGAAATTAATCACGGGGGTTGTTTTTTTTGTTATATCACATAATCTCTTAATACCGTCCGTAGTGTTATCATAGATATTTTATAATTTGCTGGATACACATCACTAATTATAGCAGTTAAATCAACAAACAGACAATCAGCTCCGTATATTTTATTAACAACTCTATCATAAAATTTTTTTGATTCTACTATAACTTCGTGTCGAACTTGTGAATAAATTATAACTTTATTCGCATTATCTTTATTCCATTCACCTATAGCTTTTTTAATGCCCTTAACTTCTGTACCATTAATTTTCATATTAATCAACCCTTTCTGTTGCAACGTTGCAACTTTAAAAATTTTATTTGTTAAGGTTTTCTTTTCCTGTCCTCTCCCTTAACTCTATATATAGTATACCACACTACAC